CCCTTTCTTGAGAACCTTGATAATTCGTTTATAGTATTATGGTCGTGGATTATTAATTGTTCTTGCTCAATAAGCAATTTCAATATTGAACAACCAACACTCTTAACTGTCTTTGTTGTTCTAATACCTTTATCAATGCCTTTGCTGAAACCTGCTGAGATTCTTCTTCCTGCTCTACCAGCAGATTCGGTGAATAGGATATTCTCATATTCAAAATCGAAGTGTAATAATTCAGACACTTGCTCACCAATATCGTTAATCTCAATAAGAACGGTCGCCTCATTATACAAAGAGGCAGTTCTATAAATTATTTCAGCATACTCAACAGGTGGGATAAAGTTATCTCTGAACACACACACCTGTTGATATGGCATTTCTGACACGTCTATCATTTGGAATGCTGAGTAATCTAAACCTTTACCTCTTGATACGTCCACAATACAAGCATAAGATCTACCTTCTTCAGGTTCAGCATACATTGAAATGCCTTGTCCTTCTTTAATAGGTGTCTTTGATACAAGTGTTTTGAGTTTACTTCCTTCAATTAATGTATTAGAACTACCTAAGAATTGACACTCATACTCCTGAGCAAACTTCTGATAATCCCAGTCCATAGAAGATAAGGTTTCTTGTTTCCATTCATCGTCTCTGCCAGGAACATCTTGCCAAGGAACTTCAACATACTTGTAACCGTTAGTTCCTTCCTTAGCACCATTACACGTTTTGTAGAAATGGTTCATGCCATTTGGTGTAGATGTTAAAAGAATCTTAGTAGTTTTACCTGATGAAATTGTTGGTAATACTGCAGCAAAGAACTCATCCCAATTCTCAACGAATGCAGTTTCATCAATGTATAGGAATGATACCGACTTACCACGAATCGCACTTGATGAAGTTGCAGCAGCAATAATCTTCGAACCGTTTTCAAATTCGACAGAACCTTTGTTCCATTCTATTACACCTTGTTGCAACCATTTAGGTAATGCCTCATATGCAATTTTGATACGGTCAAGAATTTCTCTAGCAGAATCACCCTTGTTTGCCAGCAGACCTACAAGTTTATGCTCGTTGAATAGTATGTAGTGTAGGATAACTGCAGCAGCAGTTGTAGTTTTACCTGCTTGTCGTGATGTAACAACAGCAACTCTACGGTTGTCTGTGATGAGGTTGCAGATGTCTTTTTGGTACTCATACATCTTTATGGGTATTAACCCGTGATCCACGTGTACGATCTTAATGTACTGCTCAGCGAAGTATATAGGATCCTCAGAGCACTTGACAAACTCTTTTATCCTTTTCTTGGTCCAATTGAACTTAGTGCCTTTGCGTTTTAGTAAAGGATTACCTAGATAACCTCTATCTGATTTTTCATCCATAATATATTATCCCAAAGGTTTTACTTATGACTTACCAAGGTAGAATGATCCTGCTGCAAGGATTGAAATTTTCAACCATTCAAAATGAACGATAGCATTTTCAAACCGTAAGTATTCAGTCACCGTATTCTTAGTATCAATTAAACCAAGGAAATTAAAACCAGTTTCTTGTGTCACAGGTACAACGATATCAAGTCCAGTTAATGAACCCATCATTGCCCAAGCACCTAATGCTACCATTGATAAAACAAAAATACGTCTTGTCAATTTAGCGAATGGGTCGTTTCCAACCCTTTTTGCTGCAGCATCAGCAGAAGCAGTAGAAGATTTTCTATCAGCATCTGCGTTTTCTTGGTCTGCTTTGTTTCTTTCGATTAGAAGTTTCTGTTGCTCTGCTTTATTCTTTTGCGAAGCATCCATAAATTTGAAAAGTCCACCCATAGCAGCACCACCTGCCATTGTAATCAGTTCTACTGGAATCATATTATCACCTTATTAATGTTATGTTTTATTTCTATTTATAAAATAAGACGTCCCAGAAATGAATGCGATAAGAATTAACCACCAAGGAAAGGTAGTTTCATTCTTATCAAGTTCTTCCGTAATAGTGAGAGGGGGTTTTACTTTCTCAACAACTGGTTCAGGTTTGTTCCAGTTCTTAGTTAGTTTAGGTTTGGTTGGGATTATTACTGATGCCTTCTTATCAATCTTAATATCTACAGATTTCAAAACAGTTGTTGCTACATCGAACGTAGAGCAACCGTTAAGGAATATTAGTGTAACTAATACTAAACTTGCTTTAGTGGTTGCGTCTTTGATTGAATACACAAATGAATAGTAAGTCTTCATCGTCAGAAGTATTATACACCTGATGAAATTCGCCATCAGGGATAATAAGTGTTTTGCCTGCTTCAACGTAAAATTCTTCCTCACCAATATACATTCTACCTTGACCTGATAAGAAAGTGTAGACTTCCTCAATATCATCGTGCTTATGACCAGTTGTTGATTGGCTAGGTTTAAGGGTTGTCGTAGATACTGTTAGTTGTTCTAACTCTGTATTATCTACAATGGTGTATGTGTCGTTATCTTTTACAACAGTTCCTTCAAGTGAAGTGTTTGCTTGGTTTTGGATAACTTGCTTCTTCAATCCAGATGATGAGAAGTTATGATCCCTTCTATTATAGAACACATCGATACCTAGATCGTCACCCGTGAAAGGTTTGTCCCTGTAATCGTCACCGATAAATCTAACGTCAATATCATATAACGTTAGTAAATCAATTAATTCTTTCTCAGTGCTATACGGAATAATCTCATCAACATACTTAACTGCTGATAGTTGTGCGTATCTTTCAACTACACTCTGTACTGGATATCTACCGTTCTTATGTGGATTAACATTCAATCCTACAATTAAGTTATCGCAATTGTCTTTACATTCTTTAAGCATAGCGACGTGTCCTGCATGCAGCAAATCAAACGAACTACAAGTGAATCCTGTCTTTTCCCATTCTTTCATAATATACCTTTTGTAATGTAATACTTTTATTATACCCTACAACGACTAATATGTCAATCTTTAAGCATCTTTTGTAAGTCAGCAGTACTGCCTACGAATAATGCGTTGGTAACATTCTGAGGTGTTGAACCACCAGAATCCTCTCCTTCCTTTTGTAATTCTTTTACTTTCTTTTGAACGGATAACAAATCTTTATTCGCATCCATTAAGGTTTTTGATAGAGTAGCAACTACTTCGAATGCTCTGGGGTGTTCAGATACCTTTGCTAGTTCTAGTAGTGAGTCTAGTGCCTGAGTTCCTTTATCAATTACACTGTAAAGGTTTTCCCTAGCAAATTGATAGTCATCATTAATATCCTCTTGCTTGTTGTTACTATGCACAACCGCAGTAGAGATTTGAGTTTCAGTATCTATTAATTCTGCTTCGACATCGAAAATGTCATTCAGGTTATTTGTGAGGTTTGTTGCCATAATTTATCCATAATTTAATGATTGTGTCTATTCTTTCCGTCAAAGTAATTCCAGTGATCAAATGCGTATCCATAATTTGAGTTAGAAGTAATGCCACTCGCAGCAACACTAGCACTTGAGTTAGAAGTTGGACTACCGTTTGCTAATAGTCCAGGAGTAATATGTATCTTAGACTGCGGACCTTCAGTTTTAACGAACGAAGTATTTGAAGAAGCAGTAAAGTCAAGCACGGTTCTCTTAATGACACCCTTATTACTTACTGGTCCAAAGATATAACCTTTAACCGTGAAGTTGTAAGTGTATATAATAGCACGTCTAGATTGGAAGTCTGCTTCATAAGTATCTTCAATACTCATACCTGTCATTACTGTTGCAATGTCATAGTAGTCACCAATCTCAGGAACAAGTTTAACTGAGTTAGTCCACTCTGGTCTGAAGAAAGGTAGTATCTGTTCAACTGCTTGTACAGCATCCTCATTATTATCAAACATTCCATACAAAGAAATATTAATATCATAAGGAACTGGAGTAAACTGTGAACGGTTAGTGTTAGCACCAGAACCAATAGAAGTGTTACGTTGCATTTTGTTCAACGTTCTTTCTGGGGCATACGTCATCTCTGTGACTTCGAATGACATTCTAGGTAATTGAATTGATACACTTTTATTAAGACTAGGATCCTCTCTTAAACGAGCAAGGAACTTTTCCTTTGGTCCATAAGCAATAGGTAAACGAATCGTTTGTACAGATTCCCCTGCTTTATTATAACGTTGGATGTCAATGTCGTTAAACATATTTCCAAACATAATAATATATTTTCTGATAGCACTATGATAGTATGAATGTCCAAACATATATTACCAACCCATTCCTTCAGAGAAAGGATTTCCTTCTGAAAAATCTATAAAGTCTGTTGATGAAGTTTGAAAGAATTCGTTGTTAGCAGACTTATCTGCAGTTTCAACACGGAATCCATCCTGAATTGCCTTATCACCACTTTCGAATACAATTGTATTACCTGCTTCATCAAGCAACTCAAAGAATCTCATATCGCCTGAGTAAGTATCTTCAAGCACATCAATATCAGCAATACCAGTATCGATAACCTGATGACTGTATTCAAATAATTCACAACGTAAGTCGTAAGTCTGAAGACCACCCATCTGATAGAAGATTGCTTCGTGCTCAACAAACTTAACCTCAAACGTTTTACCGTTTAGTGGGAAGTATATTAAGTCACCCTCGGCAGGTCTACCAATACTTTCAGTAGTATCTGCTAATTCAACCTCTTCACCGAATCGTCTTTGCGAAATAGTCAATACCATCTCATCTCTAATCTCTAAACCAAACTTAGATAAGAAGTCTCCATCACCCTCAAACCCATCAGTTGATTTAACATACATCTCAAGAGGATATGCGTTTTCAAATTTAGATAGCACATCTTCACCGAATAATGTATCTTCAGCAACCATAGTTCTAGGCAAGTAAAAACATTCTATACCATAGATCTTAATGCTCTCAATGATTAAGTCTTCAATGAGGGTTTGTTCCCCAGAGTTTCCGAAATTATTAAAATAGAAGTTAGTAGTAGGCATAGATTAACCAGTCAAGTCGAATACAAGTCCACCCTGATTCGTAATTACTTCTTCTTCAAGTTTAGCAATTTCTTCGTTTGCGTCAGCAAGTATTTGTTGTCCGTTAAATGTTACTCCACCTGGAAGTTGCATTCCTTCGAACTTAGATAGGTTTTGACCCCATTGCTTTTTAATCAATGCAGTAGTATATTTTCTCAACCACCAATCACCGTAAATCTGAGAATAAGTTTCAGGGTCCATTGCTTGATAACATTCGATAATAACATATTCACCAACAGATACCCGTGACCAATCCATATCTAAATACATTTTATCAGTGTGACGACTGAATCTAAGTCGTTGCTTTCCAACAAGCAATTCCTGCATTAATGCGATTCTTTCCATTGACATAACATAATTCGACATTTGATAACCAGACCAGTTTTGAATGTCGTTTAATGTAATTTGATATTTGACATTAAATAAGTTATTCGTGCTTGTATCATTACCCAAAGGCATAACGTCAATGATGCTGTTGATAGTCGATGGAATTGCGATATAATTATTAGTAATATCGGTAGCAGTTATTTGATGCTTTAAGAACGTTCTCTCAGTGCCATCGTAGTGATAGTCGTGGTAGAAAGCAAGGGCATCATCGATGCGGTCTTGCACTTGATCTTCATCAACGTTAATTTCTATAACTGGTGCACCTAAACGTCTTAGACAGTATTTTTTTAACTCGTCTCGAGTTGTTGGATTTGCCATTGAATAGTTCCGGAATTAATGTATAGAACTATTTATAATAATTATATTGAGGGTTTATTGTTTACATAATCAATATAATTGTTTTTCCAACTAATACCTCTAAACCACCCCAATTCATCAATAGTTTCATACCATTCGAATATATCCCTGTTATCAACGTCGCCCAAAAATACATCAACCAACATAACTATTCTTGGGGAATTTTCATCATTTGACGGAAAATGTGGTAAATGGACTCCCGTAAATTCCATCCATTTTCCTAAATCCCAAGTATATTCTTTCAATACGTCATTTTCTAGAACTGAAATTTTAGAAGACGGTGTCAATTTTAAAGGAAGGTGAAACCGTTTGAACCTCCCGTCAGTTGGGTGGTCGTCTGTGTGTGGCGACTTCCCGTGTATTTTACTTATAGACGAAATTCCAATCGCGACGATTTTATAGTCATCACCCTTTGGTAGGTTTTCTTTTATCGCATCAAACGAATTGATTTGAGGAACCCACGCACCGAGAATATCGTATAATGGAGTATATTTAAGTGGACCATCAATTTGTTCGAACTCAGATTCATTCTTCTGATATATATCTAATATTTCTTTGTATCTTAATGATGTCTCTCGGAAAAACTGATCTGATTTAATTGCGTCGCATACTATTTTTAACATGATGTTTTGTATATAAATTTATCTAAATATTCTTTATGATTAATCAACGTGTCTGTGTCAAAACTTCTTCTTTGGTCCATAATCGTCCTTGCGTTTAATTCATCCATCTCTTTATACTTAAACTTATTTTGTGGCTTAAAGTTAGAATTTGAATACGTTGGTAACGATTCCCCTTCCGTATCATCAAACCCATCACCTTCGGGGAATTTCTCAAACCCGACAAGTTTTGCATACCAGCAAGAAGGGTAGAATAAAATATCATCTTTCGGGGGAACGATAGTAGTTTTACAACTATCCAACCAATCTATCATTCGTTGGCGAATCTGTGTTTTATTCCCAGACTTAAACTTCCAAAACTCGGAGTCATCTCTATCACTTAAATAGTATTGAGTTGACACCCAATCGAGAGTGTCCATTAGGGTGTACTCATACTTATCGTTAAATTCGTCGACTGTCATATTATCGTTCAAAACTTCTCTTGTGTTGGTTAAGCAAAATTGAACAATCATCAACAGCGTTGCTTCCATAGGTTCAACAAAACCTGCAGACACACCTAATGCAAGAACGTTTTTATACCAAGGCCTTGCGTGATGTCCAGTCCTGATTTTGATCACCCAAGGTTCCGCATCACCAACTCTGTCTTCACCAAACATTTCATTCGTGTTTTCAATTAGTTCTTTCGTTGCTTCTTCGTCTGAAATGTACTCAGAAGTATAAACATATCCATTAACCATTCTATCGGAGAGTCCAATATTCCACATCCAACCAGAAGATAATGCTTTAGTTAATGTTCTGGGTTTCATTTCTGCTTTAATGTCACCATATGGCACCTCAACAACAACTGCTCTGTCGTGTGTGAGGTATGGTTCCATCGGAATTCTCCCCTCAGGGTTTACTTCTTCAATCAATCTAGATTTAAATCCACTACAATCAATATACAGATCTGCTGTTATCTTATTGCCATCAGTATCAACCAATGCTTTAATCCCGTTTTCGTCTTGTTCGATTTCTTCGATCTCGACGTCGAGTACATTTATTTTACCTTTGTACCTTTCTTTTATGAAACTGTTGAATGCTCCAGTGTCGATATGATGCGCCCAAGGTTCTGGGTGACCACCATATGATTTGACTGGCTGGTATTGATAAGCACGTTCACCCTTTTCGTTCATTACGAATTTAGGTAAATCTTCCATACCAACGTGAGAACTTATAATTCTGGATTTAAAGAAATCTGAAACTGGCAAGTTTTCCTCAGACCTTTGTTTGTTCCAGTATGTGTGATAGAACTCGTCTGCTTCGAAACTATTCCACCACCTAGAACCTTTCTTTAACCAATCGTCATACAACACACCAATTTTGTATGTCGCTTTACATTGGGGCATCCAATCAGATTCGTCTTCAATTCCGATTTCTTTAAAGAACCTTTTCAGGTATGGTGTTGTAGAAGCAGAAAGTTCTAACCTTTTGTGACTTGAACTGTCAATGACAGTTACATCAAACCCCTCTTTTTCGTAGAAATATGATGCTGCCATCCAACCAGCAGAACCGCCACCAAAAACAACTATTTTCTTACTCATAAATTAACCTCAAACATAATAATAACAATATAACTAAGACACCAAATTTGAACTTTGTTCTTTATAGGTTTCGTAATCTAGATTCGCATCAACATTGATAGTATTTATATCAACCTCTTCAATCGGTTCTACCTCAATAGCAGTTTTATCATATCTAGCCATACAGTAGGCGTCACCACACTGCTTTGAATCCATATAATCTAAATAACTTTGTTTAATATCATCGGCTGTGTCTGTTTTAAAGTTAGCGAAAGGTTTATCTCTCTCAGCAGGTGCTGCGCCACAAAAGACTAAATTACCATCTGCCTTAATGTGCATAAACATCTTAGACAAGGATAAACACTTAACACCTACATCGCCCTCAAACACAGGGTCGTATGATTGTGTAAAGTTATAACCTAACTTACTAGCTTCTACCTGACACACATCAAATATCTCTTTAGCACTTCTGTTCTTCATGAATGGAGTGCCATGTCCAGTTGCCTCCCAAACTCTGAGTCTGGATACTTTTAAAGCATCTAACTCTAAAAATATTTCACGTATATCTTTAATATTGTATTCACCAACCGTTACTGTTCCAACAACATCAATACCTACAGCCTTAACCGATTTCATTGATTGAACTTGGGTGTCGTATGAATCAACCTTGTGAATACCATTGTGTCGTTTACTACCTTGGTAATTAAACTGTACTTGCTTAACACCATTAATCATCATTAACCCCGACCAGTCTTGCTTCCAGTCACCGTGAGTAGCAACATTGACATCAAACTCCATACAGGCTATTGCCATAATGTCTTCAAAGTCAGGATGTTCAGTCGGTTCACCGCCAGTTAAGGTTATTTGTTTGATGCCTATGTCTAAGAGTTTTTCAGTTAAATCTTCAAAATCAGATACGGACATATAATCCCACTGTTCTAAATTAAACTCTCCGTAACACCAAGCGCATTTATGAGAGCAAGCACTTGTGATTTCAACGTATGCCCACTTAGGGGTATTATCAAAATCTTTTAGTTTATTCTTTGATGGGTAGTTTTCTTCTTTTGAAAAACTAACTAGGCACATACTTGTAATACTTAAAATAAGTTGGTACGCCATCAATAAACTTAATAGACCCCATTTTAAAATGAGTTATTAATGGATCTTTAATTCCGTTTTGATTCATATAATGTAATGTCCAATTATGTTCTTTGGTATTGAACGCATCTTCAAAATTTAATGGTGTGGGTAGTCCATAATAATTTGCTATCTCTTGCATATTATTCGCATCTATGATGTTGAAAAACAATTCAACAACTTTCAATGAAGTAATTTCGGCGACACTCACCAATTCGTTTATTGATGGACATACATCTATTCCTGATGTATCATAACCTGCACCCACTCCAGACTGTTGGCAATACCAAACTGATTTATAATATTTCTTTATATGAGTTTGACCATCTATTGTTTTCTTAATACCAATCCATCCAAACCTATCATCTGGATATGGCACATCATAATTGAGGTAATTTGCTTGAATCATATTCCCGCCTACATATTGACTAGCGAGGAAGAATCCTTCTTTTCTAACGTCTTTCGGTCCATTTGGTGGTGGTGATATTTTATAGATCTCACCACCATTGATGAACACCTTTTCAACAACCATTTTAGACCCACTCCTGCGGAAGGTTTGATTTTATAGTTATTGTTTGACTATGAAAATCAGTTTCTTCGCACAACAGTTTTTCCTCAATTGTTGTGATTAGATTATCATTTTCGTCTAAACTTACCAATGGGGCATCTTCTAATGTACACACAGAAATTCTGGCTATCACCGTAATAGGATATGGGTTATCGTCAGGTAATGTTATCATAATTGTTGGGGTGAATCCACCATTCCCATCATTGTCCGAATAATTCAGAAAAGTTTCCGACGGAGCGGTGGCAGAATGGTATATAACGTCGCTATCACTCATCGACCTGATTGTCCACGCACATTTACTAATGGTGTCTAAGTTTATATCATCTCCTACTAACCTTGCTTCTACTGCAACGTTCCGACTATTGATTTGTTGATTTATTGATTTTCTGATTTGTATTTGCATATTAAATTCCTGTTATTTGACTTGTATTTCCAATCTTGGTCGCTCCAGCAGAACCACTAGAACCACTAGACCCACTAGACCCAGCAGACCCAGTGAGACCAGCAGCGCCAAAAGTCAATGCATTGTTACTGAGGTACGATCCAGGTTCTCCTACACCACCTGCTGCTCCTACATCCCCGCCTTTACCACCTGCGCCACCGTACATACCTGAACCTTGGCCCGCATAATTGTAATTCCTTGGACCACCATTACCACCAGCATTGGCGGTTCCGGCGTTCGAAGTGCCATAGGTGGGATTGCTGCTGGATGCTCCAGCACCGCCTGGGACTCCAGCACCACCACCTCCAAATCCGCCAGTCCATGCTCCACAACCACCCCATGCTCCTTCGCCACCGCCACCACCACCAGCAGCACCACCAGCACCGCCACCACCACCAGCACCACCAGCACCACCAGGACCACCAGTTATAGTTCCAGCAGTAGTGAAATTGGTTGTTAAATTTGTTCCTGTTTGTTGGTGATTATATGCTGGTCCGCCTGTGCCACCCGTACTACCAGCAGACCCAGAGTTTCCTGAATTGCCAGTACCGCCAGCAGCAGGACCTGATCCAACCGTTACATTAAGAATGGTGCTGTGGAAACTGCTACCAGCACCACCAGCACCCGTACTACCAGCAGACCCACTAGACCCAGCAGAACCAGCAGAACCAGGTGCCCCGGAGATTGTTCCATTGTTCACAATTTCTAGTGTTGAACCAGAACCCCAACCAGTACCTGATAATAATGCAGCAGTACCAGTTGATGAAGAACCAACCGTTACACCAGAATTAATTGTTGCTACAACCTTGCCAGTACCACTAAACCCAGCACCAACCGCAGCCGAGTAGACATTATAATTATTTGTACTAGAACTAATCAATAAATCGAATTGAGCAGACTTTCCGTGGAAATTTGAGAATGACATCGCACCAGAAGCAGGAACACCTGCTGCTGCTGAATAATATTCACTCATAGAGTGAGGTGCTGTTCCACCAAACTCTGTTGCGATATCTGATAAACTAATTTGTCCTGAACTTTGTAATGGCATATCTTAATCCTTAATTTTTACTATATTTATATTATTATTATACCCTATATTACAAGGGATGTCAACTTATTTTAACTTTGCTTGTAACTCTTCAATTTGGATTTGTTGCTCTTTAATTGCTTCAACCAATAATTATGTTTCATAATATACCTTTATCTAAACTTCGGACCTTCGATCCATCCAACTAATGATTTACGAACACCACTAGTCAATTCTGTTACCCTATGAGGAATGAATGAAGGGAACGCAATTACTGTTCCTTTCTTCATCAACTCAACCTTATTTGGTTGTTCATATTGAGTATCAAATTCAAACTCACCACCCTCATAATCTTCTGGGTCTGATAACTGAATAACAACTGATATCTTCCTATCATACCTAGAAGGGTTTCCCCAAAAGGTATCGTGGTGCCAATCATACTTACCGTTATCACTCGCATTATAAGTTGTGAATTGAATATCTTTTAAATAATCAATATCAAAACCAAAAGCATTTCTATTTGCTTCTTTTGCGTAATTCCATAACAACGATGAAGGTGTACTATTACCACCTATCCATCTAACTTCACTATTTCTGTAATTGTCATTTTGTGTAGTACCATCAGTTCCGATAGTTGCGTCATACACAGAATACTTCTCACACTCAGTGATTAAATTTTCTACTGTGGTGTCATCTAATACACCACTCCACATTTGCCAAATCTTTTCCATACTATAATTATACTCTAGTTTACGGGGTATGTCAACTTATTTTAACTTTGCTTGTAACTCTTCAATTTGGATTTGTTGCTCTTTAATTGCTTCAACCAATAGACCAATTGTTTGGTCATACTGAACAGTCTTATACAACTCGCCATCGTCAGTCTTAAGAGGTAATGATTTCTCACTAACTGCTGAAGGTAATACTTTCTCAACATCTTGTGCAATTAGACCAGCAGATTCTTTACCATCATTGATGTATGTAAACGTACAACCATTAAGTTGTTTAACTTTACTTACAGCATCTTCAATAGTTTGAATGTTATCTTTCAAACGTCTATCAGAAACAGTAGTAGAGTAAGCAATTACGTCACCATCAACGTGTAAGTCACCATCATTCTCTAAACGCATTTCCTCAGCACCAGATGTGTAGAAACGTAAACCGTGTGAAGCATCAGCAAACACATAGTCATGAGTATTACCCCAATATCTATCAGTTGTTGTACCACCTGCTCTTAAGTCATTAGAATTTGGACCACTAGGACCAGTCGGACCAGTCGGACCAGTCGGACCAGTCGAACCAGTCGGACCAGTCGAACCATTAGAACCTGCTGGACCAGTAGGACCAGTTCCGCCAGTCGGACCAGTTCCGCCAGCAGGACCAGTCGGTCCAGTTGGACCTGTTGGACCTGTTGGACCAGTATCACCTGCTGCCCAAACTGCCGTGCCTGATGATGAATACTTTAAGAATTGACCAGAAGCACCGCCAGTAGGTACGTGTTTATTACCTGCTGAAGTAGGGTGAGTATAGACTGTATCGTTGTCACTAGCCCAAACTGCCGTGCCTGATGATGAATACTTCAAGAACTGACCAGAAGATCCACCAGTCGGAATATGTTTATTACCTGCTGAAGTAGGGTGAGTATAAGCATTCGCACCAGTAGCAATACCATTTAGTTTAGAATGGTCAGCATTAGTAAAGTCGTTAGTAGTTAAACCACCATCACCAACAGAATATGTAGTATTATTATCTGCTGCCCAAACTGCAGTTCCACTAGCAGAATACTTTAGGAACTGACCAGAAGCACCAGCAGTTGGAATATGTTTGTTACCAGCAGATGTAGGATGAGTATATTTGTTTGCGTCTGCAGCACCAGTATAACCAAGGTTTGCTAATGTTAATGTACGAGTAGAAACTACACCGTTTGCGTCTGTAACGTGACCAGAAGTATCTGTTGTAACATTAATATCAATATCACTAACTACCGTAGCACCCGTCAAAGCACCAGTGTCAACACTAAAGTCGTCGCCAGGATGAGAAGGATGAGAATAAACAGTGTTAGTATCAGTAAATACAGCACCACTTGGTACGTTAGTTAATACTTGAGAGTCATCTATCTTACCATTTAACGCAGTTTGTAATCCATCTACGTTAGCAATAGTATGATTATGAGAATCATCAGCAATAGTTACCGCAATACTAACAGCATTAGCAGAGAAAGAACCAGAACCTGATACATCACCAGTTAAAGCAACTGAAGCAGTTGAACCTAGTTTCTGTCCTAAGTTAGTTGAGATAGTTGTAGCATAATTGGCGTCATCACCTAAAGCAGCAGCCAATTCATTTAATGTATTCAGAGTTGCTGGAGCAGAGTCTGCTAATGCAGCAACTGCACTATCAGCATAACCAGTGTAGTATGCACTACTTTGTCCGTCTAATAAATCAGCATCTAGACCTGAACCAGAACCATCAACTGTTTTAATTTTAGTTAATACATCTGCAGCAGTATATGATGAAGACGCAAGTTTAGCATCTAATGCTGCTTGGAGTCCGTCAACGTTTGATACAACGTGGTTATGACTGTCATCTGCGATAGTAGCAGTTAGTGTAGCATTACCCAAATTAGTCAGTGTAGCAGAACCTGATAGGTCTCCTGCTAAAGTGATAGTAGGATCTGAAGTGGCAGTTGTTGTAATTGATACAGAATTTGCACTGAATGTAGCAGAACCAGTTACAGCACCAGTTAAAGCAACTGAAGCATTATCACCCAGTTTCTGAGCAACATTATTCTGTAGAGCAGTAATGTCAGAATCGTTAGAACTAATCAGAGATCTAATAGCAGTATTAGTACCAGTCAATCCAGTCCAAGTCGCTTTAGTATTTAAGTCTGTTTGTAATCCATCAACGTTAGCAATTGTATGATTATGAGAATCGTCAGCAATTGTTGCTGTTAGTGTAGCATTACCCAAATTAGTCAGTGTAGCAGAACCTGATAGGTCTCCTGCTAAAGTGATAGTAGGATCCGCAGTAGCAGTTGTGGTGATAGAAACATCACCTAAATTAGTTATTGTTCCAGAACCAGTCACCGCACCAGTTAATGTTACATCAATATCAGTTCCTTCTAAAGCAGTTGCTCTACCTTGTAAAGCAGAGATATCTGAATCGTTAGAACTAATCAGAGAACGGATAGCAGTATTAGTACCAGTCAATCCAGTCCATAAGTCACCGTCTTCAGTTTCTAAAGCAGTTGCTCTACCTTGTAAAGCAGAGATATCTGAATCGTTAGAACTAATCAACGAACGAATCGCTGTGTTAGTACCAGTCAATCCAGTCCAA